GTTAAACTGGTGCTGTCTTAGGTTCACACCTTCAAATGTAAGGGTTTCACGGGGGTTCAGAACCTGTCCAGTAGCATTGTTTACTGCACGAGCATAGTCACCCGGCAATGCTTTTCTTAATAGGTATTGAGCACCAGTTACGACGTCAGCAATATCTGTACCCATAGCATTTTTAAGTGCACCTTGAAGCTGAGCCATTGCGCCACCGCCACCCGACGTGCCACCACCTCCAAGCATACTTCCAACCGCAGCGCCCATACCTTGTAGAATTTTTGGAAGATCTCCAATAGTTTGGCCATTACCACCAGACTGAATATAGTTGTTTACTCTTGTAGCAATTTGTTCTACAAAAGGATCTCTCTCAAAGTTATTTACTCTGAGGCTCGTTTGGTCTGTAAGCTGCTTTGGAAAAGGTAACTCGATTGATGTTGTAGTTTTAAGTGTTGCTGCAACAGTTCTACCAAACTGATCTTCCGGTGCTTCAAGAAGTCCACGCGCGGTTCCCACAGAATCTCCGTCTCCAAATAAAGATTTGAAGTCGTATTGTTTGAACACCATAAGAATCTTATGCGGTTGGCCGTCTGAAGGAAAGCTAAAAAATTTTGGAGCTTTATCTTCTTCTTTTTTAGTTCTTAGTATTTCCGGTGGGGTAAATTTTTTACCGATTGAGCCGATCATTAAACTGCCGCCTTTTTATATAAATAGGTTATTATGATCTATTTATACTGAGAAATGAGGCGGCACGTGGCGTATGGTGGAAGGTTTAGACCAAAGAACCCCGTAAAATATAAAGGTGATCCAACAAAAATTTATTATAGATCTATGTGGGAGTTCAAATTCTTTCGTTATGTTGATGAACACCCGCATGTTTTATGGTGGGCTAGTGAGGAATATGTAATTCCATACTATTCACCAATTGACGGTAAGAGGCATCGGTATTTTCCTGATGTTGTTGTTTGTAAAAAAGGACCGGATGGAACTCAATCTACTATGATGATTGAGATCAAACCAAAAGGACAAACAAGACCGCCGGATAGATCTAAAATGAAAACGGCTAAGGGCAACTTATCAAGGCGATATATTAACGAGGTGAAAACGTACGGTATCAATGAAGCAAAGTGGAAAGCAGCTCGAGCGTGGTGTGCACAACGTGGATGGACATTCCACATATATACTGAGGACCAATTAGGAATCAAATAATGGCTGAGATATTTAGCAATATTCTATCACAAGGTATTAGAGCGGGTCAGATGCCTGCTCGTACAGCACAGGCTCGTGAATGGTATAGAGACCAAGCAAAAGAAGTTACTCGGTCATCTCGTAACAGAACTCGTGCCGATCAATTAATAAGAGAGATTCGTAGAGATGGCGATAGACCACAGCGCAGTCAATTTAGACTAGGCGACATGTATCTTTTTACCTATGATCCAAAGCATAAAGACAAGCTTCCGTACTACGATAGGTTTCCTCTTATTTTTCCAATAAATAAAGCTAAGGGTGGATTTCTAGGTATTAATATGCACTACCTACCGCCAGTATTAAGAGCAAAGTTAATGGATCAGTTGTATACTGTTACGACAAATAAACGTTTTGATGAGACTACAAGATTGAGATTGTCATATGATATTTTGAACGGTGCGGCTAAGTTTAGAGAGTTTAAGCCGACAATCAAACATTATCTCAATGCTCATGTGAGAACAAAGCCAGCTTACATTTATCCAAGTGAGTGGGATGTTGCATTGTTCTTACCAACACAGAAATTTGTCGGTGCAAATGCTACTCAAGTTTATGCCGACTCTAGAAGAATTATAAGGGCATCACGATAATGGCATTTAACTTATCACAATTCAAATCCCAGATGGACTGGTTCGGTGGACCAGATCGTGCCTCTTTATTTGAAGTTGAGCTCAGTGGCTTACCTTTAACTAAATCGAGAGCGGGTTCATATGACCTTAAATTTTTCTGTAAAAACGTAGCCATACCGGGCATGATCTTTAACCCTGCTCAGTATGAAGCCGTGGGTCAGATGCGTAAGGTCTATCCTATGGGATTCAACCCAGAACCAGTACAAGCAATCTTTTTACTTGATGCTGATAAACAAGTACTTACATTCTTTCATGGCTGGGCTCAGAGTATGGTAAACTTTAGTACCGCGGGTGGAGCATTCTCTGCGGTTGACGGTACAAAACCATTTGAAATTAATTATCGTGATGATTACGCATGTCGAATGGTTATCAAACATTATAGTGCAAACTATTTGCAAACCGGACAATACTATGAGGTAATTCTAGATAAAGCGTTCCCAATTCAAATGGGTGATGTGGATCTTGCATGGGAGAATGGTGACAGTTTTGTTGTTCTACCAGTAAGTATTCAATATGATAGAATCGAGTTCTCAGGTGAAAGATATGGTTATCCTATAGGCGGGGATGGAAACAGCCTACTTAAATTACTTACAGCAGCCGGTAGAATCAACGACATTATGGGCGGTGGTATTCTTCCAACTGATGTACAAGATGCAGTTAATAAACTCACTGGAATTAACAGCGAATTTGATAATATTTCTAGCAAAGGTCGAAGTCTCGCAAACCAGGTGGGTAGATTCTTAGGTGGATGAACAGGAGAAATTAAATTATGCTACCAAAAATTGATCTTCCTATTTTTGAAACAACCTTGCCATCAACAGGTGAGAAAGTCAAATATAGAGTGTTTACAGTAAAAGAAGAAAAAATTCTTCTTGTTGCTTCTGAAAGCGAAGACCCAGAACAAAACGTCTTAGCAATCAAGCAAGTTTTAAATAATTGTTTAATTGATACAGATGCTAGCAAACTAGCTATGTTTGATATGGAATATATGCTTCTACTTATCAGAGCAAGATCAGTAGAAAACGGTGTTAAGTTTAGCATAGTAGATCCAGACACAAACGAGCAAGTAGATTTGGAATTAGATTTAGATGAGGTAAAGGTTACCAAAGATCCTAATCATACTAATCAAGTTCCTATTAACGATGACTATGTTCTATTTCTAAGATACCCTACAATAGATGAGTTCATTAAAATCGCTAGTATCGATCCTTCAGATCCTTTAGCGAACTATGTAATTATGATTTCTTGTTTAGATAAAGTCGCTTCTGAGGACGAAGTCTTTGAATTCCATAAGTATACTCAAAAAGAAATTGATGAGTTTATGGAGGGAATATCGGCACCGGTTGTAAAAGGAATTCAAAATTTCTTCGACACCATGCCAAAGCTACGTCATGAAGTATCTTATAAGAATAGTAACGGAGATGAGAAAACTTTTGTTATTGAAGGAATTAACTCTTTTTTTTCCTAGTGCTGAGTCATATTAGCCTCAAGGACTATTACAGAATTAATTTCTCGATGGCTCAGCACCATAAATACTCTATAAGTGATATTGAAAATTTGATACCATACGAAAGAGATTTGTATTTTAGTATGCTGATTAGTCATATTCAAGAACAACAACAGGCACAGCAAGGTTAATTAAATGGCAGTATCAGAAGAAACACAAGCTATCATAGATAGACTTAAAGCAGAAGGTGATTTAATTCGCAATAGCGGAACTAATTCTCTGCGCACGATGACTATCAAATTAGATAAGTTTGAAGGTTTGTTTACAAGTATTAATAGACAACTTGTTGCTCAGACCGATCTTTTGAGAGCTCAGGCCGGATTAGCAGCTCAAGCCCGTAGAAACGAAGAAACAAGAAGACAATACGAAGAACTTACTCCTCCAACAGTAGAAAACGATTCGTCACCGGCTACCTCAGGCCCAGGACGAAGTGGAACTGAAAGAAGAATAGACGACGTAGCTAGAAAGCTTTCATCTGCTTTGAGTCTTAAGAATCTAGCAGTAGGCGCTGCTGGAATGTTTGTCGGATATAATTTCCTTAAAGGTTTCATTAATCAAAAGTATGATGGAGCTTGGGACAAGATGGAAACCGGGATTGGTAGCCTCGGTAGAAGTCTTGCTAATATTGACACAACAAAACTAACTGAAAATATTACAAACTTTGTTGATTCTCTACCCAAGCTTACAAATATGATTAATGACATTACTAAAGCATTTCAAGACTTTAAAACAAAATGGGAAGAATATGGATGGACAGATCTGATCAGTGGCATATGGAATGCTTTAAGCAACGTTACTCTTACCATACTTGGACTGAAAGCAACCATAGCTGGTTTTAGAGCCTCTACTGCAATTGCCAATTGGAGAGCTTCTAGAAATGCTATAAAATTGTCAGGTGGTGATCCAACAAAAGTTCCAAAGCCAGATTTACCAGTTGCGTCATCAAAAACACCAATTGGTGTGTCAAAAGATGGCAGACCAATCTATGACGATCCTTTAAAACCGGGAAGATATCTAGACGAAACTGGTAAAATAATTCCTGATTCTAAATTACCAGACGGAATGTCTAGTAATCCAAGCGGTAAGGTTACTACAAATCTTGGAAACATTGATCTGAGTGGAAGAAACTTCGTAGTAAAAGATGGAGAATTCTATTCTAGATCTAAACCTGATACTCCACTTAGAGGTGCGGCAAGAGACGCTGCACAACGAGCATTGAGTGCTGACATTATTGGTGGCAGAGTCCATATACCTGGCATTAGTACATCACCTCCTATAAGAGCAACTATTTCTGATATTGGAAAGCAAGCTGGGCAAAAGCTGAGACCTAAAATTGTTTCTCTTGCCAAAGATAAAGTTTGGAAAGTTTTCGGAACCGCTCTTCCAATTATTGGCATGGGCGTTGGAGCTTGGCTTGCTCTTAATAACTTATTTAAAGGAGATTATACATCTGCGGCAGCCAACGGCGTATCCTTGTTTTTGCCTACAATATCTGGTACCGCTGTAGATATTGGAAGTGTTGCTACAGAAATTTTCTTTGAAATGTCTGAAGAAGCCTTTGGAGAAAAGACTACCTTTAATCCTGCTAATGAAGCTCACGTAGACTTCATGGTGATTATTGGACAAGAAGTAGAAAAAGCAATTGAACAATATCAAAAAGAGCAATCAGACAAAAAAAGAAGAGAATTTGACGCTTTACCAGCAGATGAAAGAGCTCGCATTTTGGGACAACAAGAAAGCAAATTAGGTGAATACTATCGCGGGCAAGATCCGAACTATAGTGTTCTAGAAGATATGTACGCTGTTCCAAACTTTAGAGGACAAACAAGAGATAACTACACCGGTCCTTCGTCTTTCTATGGATATGGAACAGGCCCAAACTCTAATACGCAATATCGTTACACACCAAATTTTGGATCTGACGGTAAGTTTAGATATTTTGATAGAGAAGAACTCGGAACCATCCAAAAAATGTCTTTTAATGGAGGAAGATTTAACAACAGTATGATTGGTCTAGCATCATACGGAGGAGTTGGCGGTGCTCCTGTTGTAATTAATGCACCTCAAATAAGTGCGCCTGTCGTGAATAATGTAGAGGGTGGGAAGTCGGCCAACTACATTCAGATGGCCTCCTTCGGTGGCGGCGGGGGCGGCT